GCGCCGACATCTTCTTCGACGACACTCCTGAGGGGCGGTCCGCTCGCACCAGGGTGGAGAGCGGGACGCTCAACAGCCTCTCGGTCTTCGCGACCGGCGTGGAGAAGAGCGGCACCGTCGTCACCCACGCGGATCTCGCCGAGATCTCGCTCGTCCTCAAGGGTGCCAATCCCGAGGCGAAGATCGACGAGGTGTTCATCCAGCACAGCTACGGGGATCTCGAGGATGCGGAGGCCTTCGTGGCCGTCTTCGGGGACACCCTGTCGCACGCCGATGACGGCAGTTCGGACTCTTCCGACGACGGAGATTCCGAAGAGGACGACGAGGAGACGGTTNNNNGCCGCCCTCAAGAAGGCCGGAGAGGATGACTCCGACGCATCCGACGACAACGACAAGAAGGAGAAGGAAGACGTGTCGCACCACAACGTCTTCGAGGGAGGTGCCGCCACCCTCAGGAGCGACGTCGACATCGACGCCGCACGCGCCGCCATCGGTCACGACATCACCACTCTGGGCTCGTTCCAGGCGGCTTACATGGCACACGCGGAGACCTACGGCCTCAAGTCGCCCGAGGTCCTGTTCCCGGAGGCCCAGGTCACCGGGGACATCAAGACCATCGACCGCGACCAGACCTGGGTCACCCAGCTGCTCGGAGGCATCCGCAAGCTGCCGTACGCCCGGTTCAAGTCGCGTTACGCGGATCTGACCCCGGACGAGCTGCGGGCCCGCGGCTACATCACCGGCTCGCGGAAGCTGGACATCGTCACCGAGATCAACCAGCGCGAGACCAGCCCCCACACGGTGTACGTCAAGACCCGCCTGGACAGGGACACGGAGATCGACCTCTCCGCCGTCCAGAACTTCCAGGTCTGGAACTACCTGTGGAACCTGCTCCGCCGGAAGATGAACGAGGAGCTCGCCCGCGCCATGCTCCTCGGCGACGGCCGCTCCGCCGGCTCGCCGGACAAGATCCTGGAGAACCGGATCCGCCCGATCGTCTCGGACGACGACTGGTACACCCGCCGCTTCAAGATGTCCGACGCCAGCCTCAAGCTGGAGGACAGCTCGGCGGTGGAGGAGGTGTCCTACATCATGGACTCCTACATGGGCGACGGGATGCCGTACTTCTACGGCGCCTCCCAGACCATCGCCCGCCTGCTCCACGCCAAGGACAAGCAGGGCCGCGCCCTGTACTCGTCCAAGGCCGAGCTGGCGGACAAGATGGGCCTGGCCGGCTTCGTCACCGTGCCGTACCTGCGCAACGCCAAGACGACCACCGAGGCCGGCACGCGCGACATCTTCGGCGTCATCGTCAACCCGAGCGACTACTGGAGCGGCACCGACAACGGCGGCCAGCTGACCCAGTTCGAGGCGTTCGACATCGACGTGAACCAGAAGAAGGCCCTTCTGGAGACCCGTCTGTCGGGCGCCCTGAGCGCTCCGGGGACCGCGATCCTCCTGACCGGCACCCCGACGCCTCTGACCGGCGTCATGGTGCCCGACCCGAAGAAGTCGGCCGACCCGCAGCTGCCCATCCTCAAGTAGGATGCGCTACTTCGGCGAGATCGGCTTCGCCGAGACACGTGAGACGTCCCCCGGTATCTGGAAAGAGGTCATCACGCCTCGCAGGTACCGGGGGACGGTCACGACCGCGTCGCGCCGCTACAACGACGGCGAGACCGTCAACGGAACTCTCAAGACCAACGCGATCATCTCGATCGTCGGTGACGCCTACGCCTTCGACCACCTGTTCGCCATACGATGGTGCCAGTGGGCAGGGGCGCTGTGGACGGTCGCGTACGCCGACTTCAAGCGGCCGCGGATCGTGCTCACACTCGGCGAGCTCTACAATGTTCAAAATGGAGGGTGAATCGTGTCCCCCGAGGAACGACGACTCGAACTCCATCAGAAGCTGGTGTCGCTTCTCGGGAGCACCAACGTCTACCATCAGCCCCCCGAGAATCTGGCGCTCCAATTCCCGGCCATCATCTACGAGCGGGTGGACTACGACGTGACTCACGCCGACGACATCCCGTACCACGTAACTCGAGAGTGGCAGATCTCGGTCGTGTCGCAGGAGCCTTCGAACCCCGTCGTGGACGCTCTCATGGAGTGGCCCATGGCGACCTTCAAGACGAGCTACGTCGTCGACCGCATGCGGCACGACGTGGTCAACATCTACTACTAGGAGGAAACATGGCCGTCCTCAAATGGAACGAGTCCGGGAAGCGCTTCGGCGAGACCGGTACCAAGTACGGCGTCATCTACCGTAAGGACAACTCGGGTAAGTACAAGACCGCTCAGGCCTGGGGAGGTCTGACCGGCGTCTCCACCGAGCCCGAGGGCGGAGAGGCCAACGACAACTACGCCGACGACATCAAGTACCTCACCCTGATGTCGGCGGAGAACTTCAAGGGCACCATCAAGGCCTTCGACTTCCCGCCCAACTTCTCGGAATGCGACGGCACCGCGTTCCTCGACGACTCCTTCAAGGGCTCGTTCGTCACCGGTCAGGACCGCATCCCGTTCGGCTTCTCGTGGCGCACCACGATCGTCAACGACGACAAGGGCACCGCGTTCGGCTACCGCATCCACATCGCGTACGGCTGCCTGGCCAGCCCGTCCTCGCAGGAGAACGCCACCATCAACGACTCCCCGTCTCTGAAGGAGTTCTCCTGGTCCTTCTCCGGCACGCCCGTTCCCGTGCCCGGCAAGAAGCCCTCGGCGTACCTGTACTTCGACAGCCGTTACGAGAAGCCCGCGGTCCTCAAGGCCCTGTCGGACATCCTGTACGGCACGGAGAACAAGGATCCCGAGCTTCCGCTGCCCGCCGAGCTGATCCCGCTCCTCAAGGCCGCGAACGTGTAGAAAGACCCCAGGGAATGCTCCAGATACGATTGCCCGCCGAAGAAGGATGGGACTCTGAGGCGGAGACCTTCATCGACTTGCCCGAGGTCGTGCTGTCGCTGGAGCATTCCCTGGTCTCCCTCTCAAAATGGGAGGCCATCTGGCACAAGCACTTTCTCGGCCGCAAGGACCTCACCCCGGCCGAGATCGTGTCCTACATCCGGTGCATGTCGGAGGAGCCGATCGACGACAGCACCATCGCCCGCTTCAGGCAGGCCGACCTCAACGCCGTGGCGGACTACATCAAGGAGAGCCGCACCGGCACCACGATCACCGACAGGCGCGGACAGCAGGGCTCCAGCCAGTTCGTGACGTCGGAACTCATCTACGGCTGGATGGTCGGGTGCCAGATCCCGTTCCAGCCGGCCGAGACCTGGCATCTGAGTCGTCTCCTGACGCTGATCCGGGTCGCGCAGATCCAGCAGGACCCGAAACCCAGCAATATGAACCAGAACGACTGGATCGCGGAGCGCAACAGGCTCAACGCCCAGCGCCTCGCCGCGAGGAGGAAACATGGCTAAGATCAAGGGGATCCTGGAGGCGGCCAACACGACGCTCGTGCTCACGCCCCTCGCGGACACCAGCGTCAAGACGGGCGCGGAGCGGTGGATGATCCCGCCGCACGTCCACGTCGACTTCGAGCTGCCCGACGGGTTCTACAACGTGGAGTCCATCGGCGGTCAGTTCGATCTCGAACTCATCAAGATCACCGGCGAGATCACTCCCGACAGTCTCGTCGGAGGAGGCGGTGGTGGCGGTGCCGCCGGACCCGGCTCGTTCCTGCGTCTTCGAGTCGGCGATCCCGTCCCCGCAGGCACCCCCTCCGGGATGCTGATCGTCAGGGTGGCATGAGCGCCAAGGTCAGGGGCATAGCGCACGCCAACGCCGCTAACGCCTCTGGGACCCCGCTCACGGTCGCCTCGCAGCCCGGCGACACCGCCGTCATCATCGCCTCCGCCCAGCTGGCCGGTCCGGCGCAGCCATATTCCGTCCCCGACGGCTGGCAGGGCAACGCGGCGTCTCCCATCGCCGGCACGAACCGGTCGGGGTACGTCGCTTACCGCAAGGTCACCGCCTCCTCTCAGACGGCGGGGATCGAGTGGTACAACAAGGACGCCGGATGGACCGCCCGTCAGAACGCCGTCATGGTGGTCTTCGAGGGCGAACTGGAGATCACCGTAACCGATTGGCAGACCACGATTCCGACAGTCGGCGAGGACACGTACATCGCCTCCCAGTCTCACGCCCCCATGACGAACAAGCTCATGGAGTGGACTGTCGCCGGCGATATTCTGTACGACGGCCTCGATTCGGTCTCCACGAATCGGTCGTGGTCCGCCATCCGGTTCGGCGTCACGTCCCAGCCCCCGGGCAACATGGGGGAGGGGCAGATCCCGAACGCCTGGTGCGCGTTCACCGCCAAGGTCGCATTCGTTGCAACTCCCGGGGCGTCCTGGTATCAGAACGGAGCCGAGGTCCCGGCGCGCGTCTCCGTGTACGAGAACGACTCCGAGAAGCAGGCGACTCGTCTCGGCGTCATGCCGAAGGGGCCGTCCACTCTCGCGGAGCTGTACAGGATTCCGAACTTCGTGGTCGCCCACCGCGGAGGATCGTCGTCCTGGACGGAGAGCACCCAGCAGGCGTACACCAATTCCATGGCGTACGGCATGGACGCCCTCGAGATCTCGTGCGCCCGCACGTCCGACGGGGTCTGGTTCGCCAATCACGACAACAACCTCAAGGCGCTCGGCGGACCCGACAAGAACACGTCGAACATGACCTGGGCCGAGGTCGTGGACGCGATGAAGGGCATGCCCGACAAGATGCCCTGCCGGCTCGACTGGCTGCTCGAGAAGTACGGCGACGACACGGTGATCGTCTTCGACCCGAAGAGCAACCACCCTCTGCGCGACGAGTACTTCGGCATCCTCGAGCCGTACAAGGAGCGGGTCCTGATCAAGTTTTTCGGAGACCTGATCTCCCTGTTCGACGACGCGCGCGCCCGCGGCTTCGGGGCATGGGGGTACGCGTACGAGCCGAACAAGACCGCGACCTGGTGGAAGGACTTCGTCAGCGGCGACCACCTCGACGTGCTGTCGATGTCCTGGACCGCCTCTCAGGAGGTCTACGACCAGCTCAAGGTCTCCGGCAAGCCCATCGTCTCCCACATCACCGGTCAGCCCAGCCATGCCGAGGCGGCCGCGAAGAAGGGGGCTACGGGCACCATCGCGTCCGGAGTCAGCAAGTTCAAGCCCATCCAAGTCTAGGAGCACCAATGGCCACAGCAGTCAGCTACGGCAGCAAGTTCAAGGGCGACATCGTCATCCGCCCCGCCGTCGTCTCGAAGGGGGATCTGCTCAAGCCGGGCGCTCTCCTCAACAAGACGAATCCGACCGTCAACCTCGACGCCGGGATCTACGTGTTCGAGTTCCTCGACACCACCATTCCGCCCGTCCCCAAGACCATCAGCGGCACCGGGACGCTGAGCGTCGAGACGGTCATCCCCTGACCTCAAAATAGGAGGTAACGAATGAGTGATCCCATCGAGCGGCAGGAGGTCGCTCTCACTCCGTCCAAGAAGGACCCCTTCGAGGACAAGGCCGACGACATCTCGCAGGTTCCGGAGGTGCTCGCATGAGCGCGGCCAGCGTTCTGTACAACGCCACTCGGCGAATCGGCTACTACGCCCCCGACGACC